AAGTACACCTAATACAATTTCACAATTAAAAAAACTAGGTTTTTAATTTTAATTTTATATAAATATACACATACAACAACAAATTGACTACTTAACAATTAATTAAGGAGAGAATAATATGTCAAGTTGGGGTAAAACGGACGTCTATACGGCGGCACCTCTTTGGGCTCTATCATACGTAAATAGAAAACCAGTTCTAACGAATATGGGTCCAGCGGACTCAGCAGGTAGTAATGATTTATTTGAAAATACTGCAGCAAATGATATTATAACAGGTATCACTGTTGGTTTATTTAACTATGCTTCTAGCGAAACACAATCAGGTAAAATTGCTCATACTGGTTGGGTATTAAAGAAAACTGGTTCAGGTGGAAGAGCAAATAGAGATCAATACGAGACACTTGTTTGCTTAACAAGTAATTCATAATATATTTGTTTTTAGGGCGGTCTTTATAGACCGCTCTAGTGTATAAATAATAATAAGTGATCTAGGTATTACCTAGAGTAGCATTCCCGAAAGGGTTTAAAGGAGATAAAATGGCAGATAAAAAAATCACGGCGCTGACCGATTTAGGTACAGCATTAGCAAGTGCCGATCTATTTCACGTAGTAGATGACCCATCAGGCACACCAATTAATAAAAAAATATCAGCAGAAAATGTTTTTAATAATATACCATCTTGGTTAGGATTAAAACAAACTGTTCAATCAATTACAGCTGACGGTTCAACAACAACAGCAGTAAATGTAACAACAGCAATTACAGCTATCAACGCTACTTCAGCAACACATTCTTGTGGTTTAGCAGATGGTTCTGATGGTCAAATTAAAACAATATTAGATGTGTCAACATCTGGTACAAACGCTATAACTATTACGCCTACTAACTTAGCAGGATATACAACAATAACTTTAAATGCACCAGGAGAAACAGTTACCTGTTTATTTAAAAGTTCTAAGTGGTATATCATTGGTGGTCAAGGTTACGTAGCAGCATAATTAATTGGAGAATATAATGGCTATTGATGAAAAAACATTATTATCTGAAAGAGAAGTATTAAAAAAAGATTTTGATACACTTTCAGATAGAATAAGACAAGTTGAAAAAGATTTAGGCACTATGAAAGGCAATTTAAATGCAGTGTATGGTGCGATTCAACAAGTCGATAAACTAATTGTTCTATCTAATAAAACTGGTAATAAAATGCCAGAAGAAAAAGAAAGAGCGTTAAATATGGCAACAAGTTAATGAAACGATTTAAGTCTTTTGTTAGCGATGAAGATTTAAAGGATTTTGAAGAGGATATAATGACAGAAACACCACCGGATACCGCCGGCGCTATGGCGAGATATAAGGAGGGAAAGGCTGGTTTTACTGACATATCACACTTGAAGGCCAAAGGTCTGATACCTCGTGCCGATGGTACGAAGAAAAAATCAGACAAATACAAATAAAGGGAAAAATGAAAACATTTAAACAACATATAAAAGAAGGTCACTATGCAGGTGATGCTCAGGGTGTTGGAACAGCAAGTCAAAACTCTGTTGAAGACAGTAGAATTGGCGCTCACAATATACAAGACCCTGCTGTGTTGAAAAAAGTAAATGCTGCTATCGGTGCAATTGCTGATAGAGAACATATCAATCCAGAACACGCAGTAAATCAACTAAAGGAAAAACTGAGTAGAATTGGATTATCTTTTGACAACGTAGTTTTAGAAGGAGACAAAGGGACTATAGCTGTTGCATTAAAACAGTTTGGTGGTCGTTTTGGAAAAGACCTTGATACAAAACCTGAAGATGTAATAAATGATGATGGTATAAGTCACAGAAAAGAAGGTGGCTTAAAACTTGAAATTAGTTATGAAAAAATAAGTAACAATACATCAAAGGTTTACGCTAAGCTTATATAAGTTTAGCAATGTTTAAACAGATTACCAAAGAAAATTGGTTGTTGTTTGCTCAACACAATTACGACAATCCAACTTTGGAAAAACAAAAGGAGTTTTACGAAGACCTAAAAAGATTTAAGTATCTTAAAAGATTGTTTCGTAAATATCTTTTTACAGGTGAATTAAATATACGATTAGTGATAAATCACATAATTGTTTTACAAAATGTTTTTGGAGTAGATGCGGCAGTGACACTTTTACTATTTAAAATAGATACAAAGTTTTGGCCTGCATTAAAATCTGTTTTAGATTATTTAAATTTTTTATATCCACACGAGTTACAAGAAGTGTATAGTGATAAAAAAATAGAAAAGATGTTAAAGGAACTATAATGGCCAGTCCACTAATTGATTTATTAATTACGTATAGAGTTGTAAAATTACTTGTTACGCCTTTTGAAAAACAAGAAGCTTTTGCAAAAGGCATTATAGATAAAAACGGTAAGGTGTTAAAAAAGGCCTCACAATTAAAAACACAAGCTGAAAAAGATTCTTATACGATATTACACAGATTTATCTTTAATCTAAAAAGAATATTAGGTAAAGTAGGATTAGGCGGCTCCATTGCATCGTTTGGTGTGGCCCTGGCATTATTATTAAAAGAAAATAAAGATATGGAAAAATATAAATCTTTAATAGAAAGCACCGTAATACAATATTTAAAAGACACAAATAGATATGAACAAATGATTAATGAAGTAAGAGTCATAAAAGAAACAAACGAGAAACCATATATGACTTGTTTTGGTATTGATATATATGAAAAAGATGGAAGGTTATATTCAGAGTATGAAAAAGTTTAAAAATTTTGTAAAAGATTTTAAAAAAGAAGACGCACCTGCAAATGCAGTAGGTACGGGTGTAAATGTATCTCTACCACCGGCGGTTGAACCTGGTATTCTACCTAAAAAGAAAAAGAAAAAGGGTGTAGTAATGGGAATGATAAGTAGAAAGATACAAGAAAATGATGACAATAATAATATCATACTAAAACAAATACTTGATGGTATTGACAAAGTAGATGTTGCGATTGATACACAACATCAAAAAAAAGAAAATATAGAATTTATAGAAGCCAAGTATAAAAAGTCCTTTAAAGAAAAATATCACATTAACAATGTCAGAAAAAAAAACATTTAAATCTTTTAAAGAGTTTGCAAAAGATTATTTAAAAGAGTATGATGACGCTTACTTTGCGGGCACTGGTGGTTTCTCAATAGGAAGTTTAGACGCACTTAAACCTGTGGCAGATTTAGGACCAACAGATAGACCTCCAAACAATCAAGGAACTGGTTATTCACGTGGAACAACTGCGGTAATGCCTCAGGATATACCACGAAAAAAGAAAAAACAAAAAGATGAAAAAGAAGAAGATACTGATAGAGTGCCTAGAAAACCAGGTCAACCTGCAGGTTCTTCAAAACATAGTGATTTATATACAGACGAAAATCCAAAAGGCACAATTCACGGTTTAGGTTTTGTAGATGCCGCAACTGCTAAAGCATCTGTAAAGAAGATTGAAAACTCTGGACGGTCACACGCACATAAGATACAAGCAGCGATAGCAATGAGTCAAAGAGCAAAAGTGGCCTCTGAACGTGCAAAAGACGAAGAAACACGTAAAAGATTAAAAGCTGCACACGAGATTTATCAATCCTACATTGATAAAAACAAGAAAAGTGAATAACGTTAAATTATAAATATAACAATAGGAGGGAAAAATATGATAAAAATAATAACTCTCATTTTAATTGGAATAATCATTGGTTGGTATTTACCAAAACCAGCGATTGTAGATACTTTAAAAGATAAAGTTGTAGAAACAATTAAAAATTTAAAAGATAAAATTAAAGGTATTTTTATAAAATAATTTTATGCTAAGTCTATTAGGTTCATTATTAGGTTTCGGTACTTCATTTGTACCGGCTGTTTTCAATCACTTTAAAGAAAAGTCTGAAAGAGAACACGAATTAAAAAAGATGGAACTACAGGCTCAATTAATTGAAAAAAATATATCTTTAGACATAAAAAAATTACAAGCACAGGCTGATGTAGAAGAAACAAAAGGTCTTTATGAACACGATGCCTCATTAAAAGGCGGTTCATTTGTAGATACAATGCGAGCTTCTGTAAGGCCTGTGATTACATATACGTTTTTTGGCCTTTTTGTTGCAATAAAAGGCTGTGCTTTAATCTCATTACTAGGTCAAGGAAAATTACTAATTGAAGCACTACCTTTACTATGGGACCAAGAAACATCTGCGTTATTTGCTGCTGTTGTATCTTTTTGGTTCGGTGGTAGAGCACTCGATAAGTTAAGCAAAAAAAAATAATCACTAACTAACTGTAAGGAGTTAAATGTATTACATAATTGCGTTTACAATTATTATTGCTATATGTACCTATATAATACTTTTTAATGAGTAAAAAAAGACAAAAAATATTTAAATTATTTGTGGTATTAGTTTTTATTATCAGTTTATTAGCAGGTGCTCGTTATGCAAATGGTGTTGAATTATCAAATAAAATAAATATAACACAGCAACAAATATACAAAGACGTATTGTCGGCGTACACTAGTAATTAAATTATTGCTGTTTAAAAAACGTCTCTTTAAGAGATAGAAAAATATGGCAGAAAACGGTACAACAGATTTAAAGGTTCAAATAGAAGGTCTAAAAAAAGACATTCAAAATGTAAATAGTATCAATGCACGGTTAGATACCGCCATTGATAAACTTACAGATGTCTCGTCATCAATTAAATCTATGTTGGCCGTGCACGAAGAAAAGATACAACAATCAGAAAAAACTGACGAAGTAATATTTGAAAAAATAAAAGATCGTGCAGATGAGATAGATAGTGTGTATAGAGAACTACAGAGAGAAATTAATCAAGTTGAAAGAAGATTACTTATAGAAATAAAGGCTTTAAGAAACGATATAGGTAGTAGAGTTACAATGCTTGAAAAATTAAAATGGGTATTATTTGGTGCCGCTATAGTTGTAGTTGCCATACTTACAAAAGATGTTAGTAAATTATTAAGTTTATTTTAGGTTGACTTTTTAAATTAATTGTGGTATATTAGATGATGTGTTATGTCGTCTTATATTGATTTAAAATACATTAATATTGTATCGTCCAGACTAAAGTTATTTAAAAGAAAAAATGATTTTTTGTTTAACTTTAGATGTCCTCATTGTGGTGACTCTAAAAAAAGTCGTACAAAGGCAAGAGGTTTTTTATATCGTGTAAAGAACGATATGTTTTTTAAATGTCACAATTGTGGCATGGGACAAAATTTAAATAATTTTTTAAAGTTTTTAGATCCTCATCTTCATAATCAATATATTATGGAAAGATACAAAGGATCAACGCCTGCGACACCGAAACCAAAGTTTGACATCAAGCCACCACATTTTAGTGAGGGATATACACAACTATTAGCAGATTGGATAGAACAGTTATCCACAATTGAAGAATTACCAGATAATCACCCAGCAAAAAAATATGTTATAAAAAGAAAAATACCAGAAAAATATTTTGATATATTATACTACACAAATGAATTTATGGTGACAGTAAATAAATGTTATAAAGATACCTATAAAGATTTAACAAAAGACCATCCAAGACTAATTATACCTTTTTACGATACAATAGGAAACATATTTGCTTTTCAAGGTAGAGCATTCTTTAATGAACAACCAAAATATCTTACAATTAAATTAGATGAAACAAAACAAAAGATATATGGTTTAGAAAGAGTAAATTTTCAAAAACATATTTACATTACAGAGGGTCCAATTGATAGTTTGTTTATAGACAACTGTCTTGCCGCTGCGGGTGCAGACCTTTTTATAAAAAATGTAAATTCAAAAAATATTACATATATTTTTGATAACGAACCAAGAAATGTTGAGATAGTAAAACGTATGTATAAAGTGTTAGAAAAAAATTATAATATTTTTATTTGGCCCAAGTCACTACAATCTAAAGATGTAAACGATTTGGCGATGTCAGGATTGACAGTTTTAGAAATTCAAGGTATTATAAGTAACAATACACACACAGGACTTTCCGCCCTCAATGAATTAAACAATTGGAAGAAGTGTAAGATATGACAACAGAAAAAATATTTGTTATTAAACGAGGCGAAAGAGATAAAGAATCTCTCAATATAGAAAAAATACACCAGATGGTTGAGTTTGCCTGCGAAGACATATCAGGCGTATCTGCTTCACTTGTAGAAATGAAAAGTGGTTTACAATTCTATGATGGCATTTCTACAAACGAGATACAACAGATACTCATAAAATCTGCGGCAGATCTGATATCACTTGAAACACCTAACTATCAATATGTTGCGGCAAGATTATTATTGTTTAGTTTAAGAAAAGGAATATTTCATAAACTATGGGATCACCCACATTTATATGATCATACAAAAAAATGTGTTGAACGAGGTGTGTATGATAAAAATATTTTAACTTGGTACGATAAGTCAGAGTTTGATCGTATGAACTTATGGTTAGATCATACAAGAGATTACAATTTTACCTACGCAGGATTAAGACAAGTTATAGATAAGTATTTGGTACAAGATCGTAGCACGGGTAACATATTTGAGACACCTCAGTTTATGTATATGTTAATTTCTGCAACCATCTTTGCAAATTATCCAAAAGAAAAGAGAATGACTTATGTTAAAAAATATTATGACTCGATTTCGAGGTTTAAAATCAATATTCCCACTCCTGTTATGGCGGGTGTTAGGACTCCTATTAGGCAGTACGCTAGTTGTGTTCTTGTTGATATTGATGACACTCTTCCTTCTATCTTTAGTGGGGATATGGCTATTGGCCGTTATATTGCTCAAAGGGCTGGTATCGGTATCAACGCTGGCCGTATAAGAGGTATCAATTCACGTATTAGAGGCGGCGAGGTACAACACACAGGTGTAATACCTTTTTTAAAAAAATTTGAAGCGACTGTAAAGTGTTGTACACAAAACGGTGTAAGAGGTGGGTGTGCGACAGTACATTTTCCAATATGGCACCAAGAAATAGAAGACATATTAGTTTTAAAAAATAATAAAGGTACAGAAGATAATAGAGTTAGAAGATTAGATTATTCCATACAAATATCAAAATTGTTTTACCAAAGATTTTTAGATGACGAGTATATAACTTTATTTTCACCAAACGATGCACCAGAATTATATAATGCGTGGGGCACAGAAAAATTTGATGAGTTATATGAGGCGTGTGAAAAGAAAACGTCAATTAAAAAGAAAAAGATATCTGCTCAAACTTTATTTCAAAGTATGTTAAAGGAAAGAGCAGAGACCGGTCGTATATATGTTATGAATATAGATCATAGTAATACGCATTCATCTTTTAAAGATACAATTACAATGTCCAATTTATGCCAAGAGATTACTTTACCTACAAAACCAATACAACATATTGATGGTGAAGGAGAAATTGCTTTATGCATATTGTCTGCAATTAATTTAGGTACGTTAAAAGATTTTGATGAATTAGAACTATTGTGTGATTTATCTGTACGAGCGTTAGATGAAATTATAGAGCATCAACAATATCCTGTAAAGGCAGCAGAAATATCTACAAAGGCAAGAAGAAGTTTAGGTATAGGTTATATAGGACTTGCTCACTATTTGGCAAGAAATAAAGTAATGTATTCAGAAAAGGCGGCTTGGAAATTAGTTGATGAATTAACAGAGGCGTTTCAATATAATTTATTAAAATCAAGTTTACAATTAGCAAAAGAAAAAGGTAAATGTAAATACTTTAATCGTACAAAATATTCTGACGGTATCTTACCAATTGATACTTATAAAAAAGACGTAGATGAGATAGTTACAAGAAAACTATCATACAATTGGGAGAAATTACGTAAGGAAATTGTTGAGCATGGCCTACGACATAGCACACTCTCTGCTCAAATGCCGTCAGAATCGTCAAGTGTTGTTTCAAACGAGACAAATGGTATTGAACCTCCACGAGACTATATGTCAATTAAAAAATCTAAAAAGGGTCCACTAAAACAAATTGTACCTAATTATAATCAATTAAAAAACTTTTATACTTTGTTATGGGATATGAAATCAAATGATGGTTATATTAATATTGTTGCAGTTATGCAAAAGTATTTTGATCAGGCAATTAGTGGTAATTGGTCTTATAATCCTGAAAATTATGAGAGTAAACAAACACCAATGTCAGAAATGATAAAAGACTTGTTGACAACGTATAAGTATGGATGGAAAACATCTTACTATCAAAACACTTATGATGGTAAGAAAGACGAAGATGAACCGGCGCATCCTCTTGGTTTTAACGATAACGTGCCAGAAAATAAAACAAATGATTCAGCAGAAAACTGTGAGTCGTGTACTATATAATGGAGTAATTTATGAGTAGATCAGTATTTAATAAATCAAAAGGTTTAGACTTTACAAAAGCAAATATGTTTTTTGGTGAAGATCTTGCCGTTCAACGATATGATACATTTAAGTATCCTATATTTGATAAACTTACACAACAACAACTTGGTTTTTTTTGGAGACCAGAAGAGGTATCTTTACAAAAAGATCGAAGTGACTATCAGGAATTAAGACCTGAACAAAAAAATATATTTACATCTAATTTAAAATATCAAACAATGTTAGATAGTGTGCAAGGTCGTGGTCCGTGTTTGGCATTCTTACCGTTTTGTTCTTTACCAGAGTTAGAGGGTTGTATTGTAACTTGGGACTTTATGGAAACAATACATAGTCGTTCATACACATATATTATAAAAAATTTATATGCGAATCCTTCAGATGTATTTGATACAATTATAGAGGATAAAAAGATTGAGGAAAGAGCAGATACAATTACAAAAACTTACGACGATTTAATTGAACTTGGTTACAAATATCATCTTACACCAGAAAAGATAGATGAGTACGAATTAAAGAAAAGATTATGGAGGGCTCTAATAACTGTAAACATACTAGAGGGTTTAAGATTTTATGTATCGTTTGCTTGTAGCTTTGCCTTTGGTGAGTTAAAACTACTAGAGGGTTCAGCAAAGATAATATCGTTTATCGCAAGAGATGAAAGTCAACACCTTGCAGTATCACAAAGAATTATTAATAACTATCGTGAGGTTGAAAACGATAAGACTATGTTAAAAATAATTAAAGATACTGAAAAAGAAACTTACAAGATGTATGATGACGCAGTAAATTCAGAAAAGCAGTGGGCAACATATCTTTTTAAACAAGGTTCAATGATAGGTCTATCTGAAAAATTATTACACCAATTTGTAGAGTATACCGCAAATAGAAGAATGAAGGCCATAGGTTTAGAACCTAGATACGATACAAAGATTAATCCTCTGCCTTGGATTGACCATTGGTTAAATAGTAAGTCTATGCAAAATGCACCACAAGAGACAGAAATAGAAAGTTATATTATTGGTGGTGTGCAACAAGATGTTAAAAAAGATCAATTTAAAAAATTCAAATTGTAATGTTAGTTAAGACTCAAAAAACTTGTCCTCACTGTGAAACTAAATATACATTGATGTGGGATAGTGAAAAATACGATATGACACCAGTATCGTGTCCATTTTGTAACCACGAGATAGATGAGGAAAGTAATGAGTCAAATGACGATAATTGGGATTGATTATAGTTTAAATTCTCCAGCAGTTTGTGTCAGTACAGGTGATTTTATTTTTAACAAATGTAAATTTTATTACTTAACAAGTAAAAAAAAACATATAGGATATATGTCATCAAATGTAGAAGGTATTGAACATATAGAATATAATAATCCTATACAACGATTTGAAAACCTTTCTAACTTTATACTAGACATTGTAAAAAAATATACATCACCAAAAATATTTTTAGAAGGTTATTCTTATGGCAGTAAAGGTCAAGCCATATTTCAAATTGCTGAAAACGGTGGTATTTTAAAATATAGATTAAAAAATTATGATTGTACTATATTAGTACCTAGTGTTGTAAAAAAATTTGCAACAGGTAAAGGTAATGCTGATAAACAAAAAATGTATGAACAATTTTCAAATGACACTAAAACAAATTTAATACAAATGTTTGATATACCT